AAGCAAATGATGGCGGCTATGGCAATGATGACGCTCGCAGTTCACGCTTTTGATGTTGATTTGGCAGTGACAATGAGTAGTGCGCTCAACCATGTTGCTCGTTTAGCTAACATGCTAACAGACACAACGGCTGGATGGCTAGTTGGTGGAACAGGCACTGAGGAACTGCAAATGAAGTTATTTGAAGTTGCGCTGGAAGTTGATGAACACACAAAGGTCGATGTTGAGATGGAATCAGTGTCCAACACTGTTGGTGAAACCTTTAGTTCGTGGATTAATCAGAGTGTGATTGAAGGGAAGGATAACACACGCCCATTGACTTATGGTAGTGTGGACAATGTCTATAAGCTCAACAATGAAAACGGAACTGAGGTTGGAGAAAATATGGCATCAACAAACAAAGCTTGGTCACACGTGGTTGGCAAGACTGGTTCAGGAAAATCAACGCGTGTTCCTTTGGGTTATTACAATGCTATACAACACCTCGCAGGAAGGAGACGGTCAATTCTGATTTGTGAGCCTACTCAAGCTACAACGCAAAATGTAGCTGCAGCTTTGTCGTACTTCCATGGGAAAGCTGTTTATTACAAACATGAGGGTAAGGAACAACTTGGAGACATGTCCATCCAAGTTATGACATATGGGTCAGCTTTCTTTCGGAGTGTGCATAACCCAACGTTTCTCGATGGTTTCGATGCAGTGTTTTTAGATGAATCACACCTCATAACTCCGCACAGTCTAGCACTGGAATCACTCTTAAACAAACACACAAGAGTTAGGAAATTCTATTTGTCAGCTACGCCAAGAAACGGAATTTCGTGCGATGGGGTTCAGAGGAGATTTGAGATTTTTGAGCATGACGTTGAGAAATGTGATGTGGACACCTTCATAACACAGCTACGCAAGGGAACGAATGTGGATCCTACAGTCTACGGAAAGAAAACTCTTGTGTTTCTTGCCGGGAAGAGTGAAAGCGACAGGGCGGCACATAAAGTCAACAGCACGAGTCTTGGGATCAAGGCGTTTTCCTTACACAAGGACAACTTTAAAAACAACTATCCCAAGATCATCAAATCACTTGATGAGGAAAGTGACGTGCTAATCTTCTCAACAAACATATTGGAAACTGGGGTGACGCTCAATGTCGATGTTGTTGTTGATTTTGGATGGAC